GAACTGGTCTGGGACTTCCTGAAGGCGAAAGACAGTCCGGAGCGCCTGAAGGTATTCGTGAACACGAGTTTGGCCGAGGTCTGGGATGTGCCGGGCATGGCACCGGACTGGAAGCGGCTGTACGACCGTCGGGAAGGCTACGCCTACGGCAAGGTGCCGCATGGCGCATCGTTCCTTACCGCGTTTGTCGACGTCCAGGAGAATCCGCCACGGCTCGAGGTCGAGGTAAAAGCTTGGGGCAAGAACGGCGGAGAGAACTGGTCGATCTGGTATGAGGTGATCGCGCCGGAACGGCCGGGCCCGGGCGGACGCCCAGTGCGCTGCACGCCGGCGGATCCGGAGCCGTGGGAACGCCTGGCAGAGTTGCTCACCATGGACTGGCCCCACGCCGACGGCGGCACGCTGCCGATCTGGGTCTGCGGTGTGGACTCCGGCTACATGGCGGACACGGTCTATTCGTTCTGCCGGCAGTGGGCGCAGCCAGCATACGGACCGGCCGGCGCGGTGGTGCCGTCCTACCGGACGGTCGTGCCGACCAAGGGTGGCCATAATCCGTTCAAGATCATCGAGAACATCTCGTCAATCGATCAATCGAAACTCCGCGGCGGCCTGCGGATCGTAACGATCGGGACGCACTGCGTGAAGCAGGTTGTCTACGACTCGTTGGGCAAGGATAAGCCTCTCGACGAGCAGCCGTTCCCCAAGGGCTACTCGCACCACCCCAGCGCGTACGACGAGACGTACTTCCATGGTCTGACCGCTGAGACCAGGGTAGTGACCGATGCCGGCGCGATCGAGTGGCATGTGAACGGCCGCAACGAACCGCTGGATACGGCGGTGGGTAACCGGGCGATGTACGAGTTGTGCGGTGGCCAGCGGTTGAGCGATGCGGCATGGGAAGCGCTCGAGCAACAACGGCAGCAGTCTGCCGCGCCGGTGGTACTCCCGGGGCAAGCCGCGGCGCGCGTCCATGACCAGCGCGAAGAGAGCCGCACGGTGCGGCCGAAGTGGATGAGTTAAGCGATGGCATACACCCAGCAGGATTTAGACCGGATCGACAAGGAAATCGGCAGCGGCGCCGCGGAGCAGCAGTATGGCGACAACCGGGTGCGCAAACGGTCGCTCTCGGAGTTGTTGCGGATCCGCGCAGAGATCCAGGCGGCGTTGGCTGCACCGGATCCGACAATCCGCCAGGTGCGCTTTGAGACGAGGAAAGGAGTTTGAGGATGGTGGCGAAGCAGGCAGTGAAAAAGCAGGCAAAGAAGGCGGCACCGAATCCGGTACAGCCGCAGCAATCGGTACGAGAGCAGGAGCTACGAGGCCCCGTTCCTAACGCACCACCCCGGCCGGTGGTGCCGGCGCGTGCCGCGCGCATCACCCCACAGGTCGCACTCGAGGCGTTGCTGCTGAGCTGGCTGTGCCTCAGAGATTTTGCGATGTGGCCCTTCGTGCAGGGCGTCGATCCTGAAGCGCCTCTCGCGAACGTGGACCTTGCTGAGGTCGAGAACACGGTGCGCCAGATGAACACGATGCGCGACGCCGCGATGCACTTCGCGGAGCAGATCGCTGGCAAGAATGATCCGGCTGCCGTCGTGCGCGATGCCATCGCCAAGGTCCGCCGCGACCACGCTCCCGTTTTCTCGATGACCGTTCCCAGTATTCCTTCCGCTTTCTAAGCGACCAAGTCGCATACTATGGCCAAAGCAGCGCAGTTCACCGACATCTACCGCTCTGACGTGAGCGCACCTGCGCGTAGTGTGCCTTCCCTGGCGGCTGAGTATCAGGGCGGTTCCGGTGGCAGCGCACTGCCCTTCTATGACGCCTCGGGCTGGGGGCGCCGTACGCATGGATGGAATCCCGGCAATGCCGGGCCGAACACCATCGGGATTCAGACCATTGAGACGCTCCGCTCCCGGGCGCGCTTCACCTCGCGCAATGACCCGTGGGCGAGCAACGGCATCGCCTCGTTTGCCGCGAACGCGATCGGGACCGGCATCAAGCCGCAGTCCATGCACCCCGATAAAGGGGTCAAGGCGAAGATTCAGAAAGCCTGGCTGCGCTGGACCGACCAGTGCGACGCCCACAACGCCTGTGATTTCTATGGGCTCCAGACGCTGCTCTGCCGGGAAGTGATCGAGGGCGGCGAGTGCTTTGCGCGTCTGCGCCCACGCCGAAAGGATAGCGGCCTGCGCGTTCCGCTTCAGATTCAGCTCTTGGAATCGGAACTGCTTCCGACCTGGTACAACATCGATCGCCCGAACGGCAACAAGGTGCGCGAGGGCATCGAGTTGAACAAAGAACTCGCGCCGGCCGGTTACTGGTTCTTAAAGCAGCACCCGGGCGACACCATCCTCTGGCCGAACAATGCGGGCTTGCTGTTGCGAGTGGCGAGCCAGAACGTCGCGCACGTGTTTCAATCGCTGCGCACCGGGCAACTCCGCGGCGTGCCGTGGCTCGCGCCGGTGTTGCTGCGCATTCACGAGCTGAATCAGTTCGAGGACGCGGAGCTGGTCAAGCAGAAGGTCGCTGCCATGTTCGTGGCCGTCGTCAAGCAGATGACCGGCCAGGGCATGTTCAACGAGGTACCCGGCAAGCCCGGCGAGCCCACCGCTACTATCCCACTTGGTGTGGGCAACGCGATGATGGAGCCGGGCACGACGCAGTACCTGCGGATGAACGAGGACATTACGTTCTCGAGTCCTCCGCAGTTCAACTCGTTGCCCGAGTTCATGCGGGTGTACCTGCGCTCGATCGCGGCCGGCCTCGGCGTTACGTACGAGCAGCTCACCGGCGATCTGACGGGCGTGAACTACTCGAGCATCCGCGCCGGCCTGATCGAGTTCTGGCGGCGTTGCGAACAGTTCCAGCACCAAGTCATCATCTTCCGGTTTTGCCGGCCGGTCTGGGATGCCTGGATCCGCACGGCGCTGATTTCTGGCGAACTCGACTATTCCGACTACGCCAAGGATCCGCTGGCGTTCACGAGCGTGAAGTGGGTTCCGCCAGTGCGGCAGTGGGTGGATCCAGCCAAAGAGATCGGCGCCACGCTCGACGCCATCCGCGGCGGTCTGGGCTCTCGCGACACGTCTGCGAGCGCGCAGGGCTTCGACGTTGAGGAGATCGACAGCGAGAACGCCCGCGATCAGGAGCGCGCAGACAATCTGGGCCTGGTCTACGACTCCAACGCAAGGGACCGCTCCGCCGCGGGCATGCCCACCGGCGAGAGTCCTGCGCGCCCGGGCCAGAAGACGAAGGGCGTGCGCAGCGCGACACCGCAGCAACGGCTCGCGCTCGCCACTCCTGCCGGGCTCTACGCGGTGCTCGAGGAGATCGTGAGCCTGGAGCTGGACCGGAGAGCGGCGTAATGGCAGTTGAAGATCTCCGGAAAAACCAATGCGCTGGCCTCACAGGTGTGGCCATGCGTGTCTTCAACCAGCCCCTGGCCATCGCAGGCGACAAGTTGGACATCATTGTCCGCAACATCGTCCTGCCACGCCTCGGCGGAGATGTGGATGGCGCGCTCGTGGTCGACCAGGACAAGAGCGATCGCAAGCCGTACTCCGTAACGCCCGAGGGCATTGCGCTCCTTGATGTCAACGGCACGCTGGTGCGTAAGTCGTTCGGGCTGCGTCCGTGGAGTGGCATGACCAGCTACGAGTGGCTAAGTGGAGAACTCGCCACCGCGCTTGCGGATTCGGACGTGCGCGGGCTGCTGTTGTGCTGCGATTCGCCTGGCGGCGAGGTGGCGGGCTTGTTCGACGTCGTCGACGAGTTCTACGCGGCGCGCGGCCAGAAGCCGATCTTCGCATCCATCTGCGAACAGGCCTGCTCGGCGGCCTATGCTGTCGCGAGCGCAGCCGACAAGATCTACATTACGCGCACCGGCGCGGCTGGATCGGTAGGCATCGTTATGTGCCACGCCGATCAGTCGGACTACGACAAGAAGCAGGGCTTCAAGTACGAGTACATGTACTTTGGCGAGCACAAGATCGATGGCAATCCGCACCAGCCGTTGAGCGACGGTGCGCGCGCATCTGCCATGGCGGAGGGACGCCGGTGCTACGGAATGCTCACGCAGTCGGTGGCGCGTAATCGCGGGATGACGCTCAAGGCGGTCAAAGCGACTGAGGCTAGCGTGTTCTTTGCCGAACAGGCGATCAGCGCTGGTTTGGTGGATGAGATGGGAACCACCGACGTGGCTTGTGCAGCGCTGGTCGGCGAGATCGCCAGGCAGGCAGCGGGAAGCACGGCGGATTTTGAGGGCGAATCTCAGCGCGCTGCTGAACTCGCGATGGCACAGGTTTCGGAAGCGGGAGCGTCCGCTCCGAGTTCGACGAAGGGAGACACGATGAGCAGACCGAAAGTGGCGGGCGCAACGACATCGCCCGCAGCCGGAAAGACGAACGACGACGACGAGCCGAAGGGCGCCAAGGCGGGCAAAGGCGCGCCGGCGGCCGATGACGATGATGACGAAGACGAGATCGACGCTTCCGTCGATGGCGCGGACGACGACGATGACGACGGCGAAGGCGACGACGGCAAGGGTGACGGCGGCAAAGGCAAGGGCAAGCCTGGCAAGCGCCGCGGCGGTAAGAAGGGCGGCCATGCTGAGGCTTCTGCACCGGCGCCGGCGGCCGCCGCACCTGCGCAAGCCGGCATGGCAATGGCCGCGGAGATCGCGGACCTCTGCATTCTCGCCGGCATGCCCGGCATGACCGCGCAGTTCATCAAGGCCGGTCTGACGCCGCAACAGGCGCGGGAGAAGCTGATGGTCGCGCGGGCTGGCGGCGACCAGACCGAGATCGACCAGGCCATCAATGCCGATACCGGCACCCAGGTTCATGTTCCGGCCGCGGAGACCGGCGTCGTGAAGAAGTGCAAGGCGATGGCCGCGCGCATGAACGCGCAGAGAGGGAGGGCGTAACAGATGTCCGTTCAGGTTCAGTCTTTCAACCAAGGCGACTGGCTCAAGTTCGAGCACGTGGATCATCGCTTCAGCCGCGATCAGGTTGTGCTCGCCGCGGGCCAGTCCAACGTTCTGACCGGCACTGTGCTGGGTCAGAAAACGGCCGGCGCAGACCTCTTCGAGGTCGTGCCTAACGGGAGGAACACGGGGCATGGTGTTCTGACCATGGATCCGACCACGCCTATCCTGGCCGGCGCGCTGCCCGGTGTCTACACCGCGACTTGCACCGTTGCTGCTGCTGGCGCCGGCACTTTCCAGGTGACTGCTCCCGGTGGCGCTGTTCTCGGAACGGTGACTGTGGGCAGTGCTGCGTTCGCGACTCAGATCAAGTTCACGATCGCGGACGGCGCTCCGGACTTCGTGGTCGGCGACCAGTTCTCGATCGAGCTCGGCCCGGTTTCTCCGGCCACTGTGGTGCCGCTGAACCTGGCAGCCTCGGACGGAACGCAGAACGCCGCAGGCATCCTCCTGTTCACGACCGACGCGACGTCCGGCGCGGTGAAGACCACGATGATTGCCCGCGAGGCGGTCCTCTCTTTGTTCGGTCTGACCTGGCCGGCCGGAATCACCCAGGCGCAGCAGGACGCTGCCGTGGCGCAACTCGCCGCGAAAGGAATCCAGGTCCGGCAGAGCGCGTAACGCCGCCTAGCCGCGATTCAGAGGGAGACAAATACACACCATGGCGATGATCAATCCATTCACGACTGACGGCTTCTCGCTGGTTGCGCTGACCGACGCAATCAACGTGATCCCGAACATGTACGGCAAGACCAACGAGCTCGGCCTGTTCACGGAAAAGGGGGTTCGCACCCGGACCGTGATCGTGGACGAGAAGAACGGCGTCCTGAACCTGCTACCCACGCGTCCGGTCGGCGCCCCGGGCACGGAAGCGATCAAGGGGCGACGCAAAGTGCGGTCGTTCGTGATTCCGCACATCCCGCACGAGGACGCGATCCTGCCCGAGGAGACGCAGGGGCTGCGCGCCTTCGGTTCGGAAAACGAACTCGAAGCGCTGGAGACGGTCGTTGCGGAGCGCCTGGAAACGGCGCGCCGCAAGCACGACATCACGCTCGAGAATTTGCGCATGGGCGCGCTGCGCGGCCAGATTCTCGACGCTGACAACTCGGTGATCTACGACCTGTTCAGCGAGTTCGGCATCCAGCAGAACGTCGTGAACTTCCAACTGTCGAGCAACACGTTCGATGTCAAGAGCGCCGTGCTCAACGTCAAACGCTACACCGAACTGCACCTGTTGGGCGAGGTGATGCGCGAAGTGCATTGCCTCTGCGCGCCGGACTGGTTTGACGCCTTCACGCGCCATCCGGACGTGATCACCGCGTTCCAGTTCTTCCAGCACACCGATTTGCCCAACCAGACGCTCGACACCGACAACCGGCGCAACTTCCGCTACGCTGGCGTGACGTTCGAGGAATATCTCGGCCACGCGAGCGACGGTGAGGGCGTCGATCACGTCTTCGTGCCCGAGGGTTCGGCCATCTTCTTCCCGCTGGGGACGATGACCACCTTCCGCACCTGGTTCGCGCCGGCCGACTTCAACGAGACCGTCAACACTGTCGGCCTGCCGATCTACGCCAAGCTCGAGCCGCGCAAGTTCAACCGGGGCATGGACCTGCACACACAGAGCAACCCCCTGCCGATGTGCCTTCGTCCCGCCTTGCTCACCAAGGCGACGATGAGCTAAACACGATCCCAGAGAATTGCCGATAGCGCGATCGCCTGGGCGCTATGGGGGTCGGTTGGCAGGCTGCCGACTCCCGGCAAGGGCGTCTGGCGCCGCACATCGACCGATGCACATCAACGTTTGGGCGGCCAAGTGGAATCACCACTTCCTCCAACGCCGTTCGGGTCAG